TCTATTATAAGCGATACAATGGCGAATAGACACGCTACCTGAATACAGAGATAGCAAGTCGTACGGTATCAGTCGGGTTATTTCGATAAATTAGTAATTATGGAATAAGATGAGCAAACAATCCAAACGATATTCCGCATTAGAAGCACTAGCCAATATAGTTATTGGTTCATTTACGTTGCAATTAGGCTTATACCCTATCTTGGGAATACCAGTAACAATCAATCAAAATATTATAATCACTTTGGTGTTTTTCCTTGCATCTTTCATTCGGGGTTATCTTATAAGAAGATTTTTTAATAATTTTTAAACAAAAAAAATATGAGTTTATTTTTAGCATTCGGATTGTTTATATTCGCAGTAGTACTAGCTTCTTTGGTTAGAGTTAGACAAATAGATGAAATATTCTGTGAAATTGATAATTTAAAAAAAGAGATAGAGGAATTAAAAAAAGGTAAATATGAAATTTGTATAAAAGGCAAATATTTAGGTAAGTTTGAAAAAGAAGTTGAAGCAATTGAATTTATAAAAAATTACAAAAATGATAAAGATTAATCCTAGCAAAAGAAATGTTAATTTGCACACCGAACAAGGTATGCAATTACTTGAAACCTCTATTGATAAAGTCGGGGCATGAGTGTACCTCCAGTAATGACTGCACAAATAGCAAATCAAATAAAAATACAATGGTTAGATAAAATTAAGTAATATGAAACCAAAAGACCGTCAGGATTGGATATTTAAAGAACTTGTAAAAGATAAAAACAAAACGTTTGGTGAAATGTTTAGCGATTATTTGGTAACGTTTGGTAAACTTTCAGAGGTTACTTTTACTATTGACTGGAAAAAAGCCAACACAGCACATTTGGAGTACCGTGATGGAATTAAAAACAAAGTAATAGAAGCAAGTGCTAAAGAAGAAATAAAAGCCGTTAAAAAGGCTATTTTAAATAAACACGAAGCAATGGAAATTTTAACTGAAATTGCAATCGGCAAACCAAAAAAAGTTGAGGGAACAATCGTAATGCCAACGGCAAGCGAAAGGCGTGGCGCAATTGAAACGATGGCAAAGATTGAGGGCTGGAACGCTCCGACCAAATCGGAAAACATAAATACAAACTTAAACCAAGATTTCAAAGGTTTTAATTTTTTGCCAGACGACCCAGACGATGCCGAAGCCGAATAAAAAACAATACAAAGCCTATAAATTTCTAAAAGATAAAACTACCAAAATTATATTTTACGGTGGTGCAGCTGGTGGTGGTAAGTCGTGGCTAGGTGCAGAATGGTTAATGCAATGTTGTTTTAATTTGCCAAACTCTCGGTGGTTTATTGGTAGAAATAATTTAACCGATACAAGGGAATCGGTATTGGTTACTTTTAGAAAGGTAGCAAAAGCTCACAATTTTAGTGCTTATAAATATGCAGACAACAAAATTATATTTGAAAACGGTTCCGAAATATTATTTTTAGATTTGACTTTTTACCCACAAAAAGACCCTTTATTTGAACGTTTAGGCTCAAAGGAATATACAGGCGGCTGGATTGAAGAAGCTGGAGAAGTGCATCCTTTAGCGTTTGAAGTTTTAAAATCGAGAGTAGGTAGGCACTTGAATAAAGAGTTTGGAATAATTGGTAAAATATTAATTACAGCAAATCCAAAAAAAGGGTGGTTGTACAATCAATTTTACGAACCGAATAAAAACGGAACTTTAAACGAAAATATAAAATTCATTCAGGCACTTGTTACAGATAACTTTGATGTAACGGAAGATTATATTGATAATCTAAAATCATTAAACGATAGAGCTTTAAAAGAGCGGTTGTTGTTTGGTAATTGGGATTATGACGACAACCCAAATAGCTTAATTGATTATGATGCAGCAAATAACATATTTTCAAATACTTTTGTTATTGATGGAGAAAAATATATAACTGCAGATATTGCACGATTTGGCTCAGACCTTTGTGTTATTTATGTTTGGAGTGGATTGAAAATAATTGAACGTACTACATTTGCAAAGTCGGACTTATTAACCGTACAACAAGCTATTATCGGTTTAAAAAATAAACATTCAGTTAAGAACTCAAATATAATTGTAGATGAAGACGGAGTAGGCGGTGGCGTTGTTGATAATTTAAAAGTCAAAGGATTTGTAAACAATTCAAGAGCAACCGAGGGAAACTATTATAATTTAAAAACTCAATGCGCTTATATTTTATCGGAACAAATAAGTAATATTTATTTTGATTGTGAAATTTCTGAAAATGATAAAAAGAAAATAGTTGATGAGTTAACCGTTTTGGAAACAAAAGGAATTGACGTTGACCAAAAATTAAGGATTAACGCTAAAGACGATATGAAAGTAAAAATAGGACGTTCGCCCGATGACTTGGATAATTTTATAATGCGTATGTTTTTTCAAATTAAAAGAATAACAACAATTTCGGGTAGCTCTTCAAGCTCTTACATACGATGATAACAAACAAAACAACTTTATCCGAGTTCCTGCAAAGCGATGCCGATATTGAAATACTTTTCGATTTGCTTATCGCTAATAACACCTACAAGTCAAAAGATTTAGTTCTACAGCCTTTTCAGAACGTTATGGATATAGTGGCGAGCCTAAACAGTAATGATATTGTAAATGCGGTCGTAATGGCTTCGGGAATTAAACGAAAGAAACTATTAAAATCAAACTCAAATGATTTCCTGCAATACCTAAAATGGCTCGTCGAACAATCGAAAATCATAAACAACTTATTCAGTTCATTGTCCGTTGATTCTTTTGATGAAGATTCAATGATGTTGCAAGCCTCAGGGGTTGACAAGCTTAACAGGTACAACGAAATAATGATTTATTACAACATTGATAAAAACCCAACCGCTTGGGATTCAATAGGCAAAATGAGTTTTTCTACTATCTTTACAAAACTTTCAATTGATAAGGATATTTCGGAAATTCAAAAAAACTATAATCAAATGGTTAAAAGAAAAAATAAATAAGTAAATTTGTAAAAAATAATACAAGCTATGCTAGATATTGGTAGAGGCGCAACTAAAGAAGAAATTCACACAATAAAAAGACTAGGACCAACAAGAGCTTTTAGTAAAATTGTAACCGTTAAAGGTGTGCCTAGAGATGAGTTTTGGATGGGCTTTTTAGAAACTGTTACGGATGAAGAAATTTATTTGGCAGTTGAGAAAAAAGGCGGCAAAAGAGAAGATATAATAATACACTAAATATGATAGACTTTTTTGAAAATTTAGTAACCGATTGGAACGACGAAGAAAAATGCGGGTTATGCTGGAAGTTCTTTGGAGCGGGCAGGAAAGACTACGCTAATTTAATCCAGCACGACACTTGTTGTGTAGCGGTTATCTTAACAGGGTTCGGCAGCCGATACGGTTACACCCGTAATCAATTCGATTTGCCTACAAAGGAATATTGCGAAGATTGGTTTGAGTTGGTTGTCGGAGTTCCTTCAAGTTTAGATTTATCGTTCTACAATGAAGTATCAGACGATTTTAAAGAAACGTCTAAGTACAAGCAATACATACAGCCTATCATTGATTGTTTAGGTTGCGGAATTGAAATTGAATGTAATGAACAAGGGTATGAAATAATGGAGTGGTCTTGGGAATTGGTGTTGAATTACCAAGATTATAATATTGACGGGATTAGGGTAAGAGGTAAACTAAAAAAATATAAAAATTAGCCATGGAATATTTAACAAAAGATGAGTTTTTAAAATTAAACGAAACAGAACAATTTGAATATATTGAAGCACAACAAAAAAGAGTAAAATATATTTTGGTAAAACATAAAGAGAAATTACAAAAGTCTTTATTAAAAGAAAAAAAATATATAAAATATATTTTATTTAAAATTTTATGTTTTTTTGACAAAGATTTTTACAATAAAGTTCTTTTTGCTCAATATTAAAATAAAAATTAGCCATGGAAAAAAATTGTGAAAATTGCAAGCATTGGGGACAATTAATTGCTAAAGAATTTAGACGTTGTTTAAAAAGTAAAATGGCAGATAGCCCTATGTACAGCGGTTGCGGACTGAACACAAAAAAAGATTTCGGATGCAAATTGTTTGAAGAAAAAATAAAAGATGCAAATTCCTGATGCGAAATTTGAAGAAATACTAAACGAGGTTATTCGTTTGTTCTTAATTCCAAAACATAAAGAGTTAGGAATGGAAGCTACAGGCGAGTGGATTAATAGTTTAGAAAGCAAAGGGAACGTTATCCGAGGGCGAAAATACACGGAGCAGTTGGTTTATGGAAGGGAAGCAGGAAAAGCCCCTCCGATTGCACCATTAGAAAATTGGGTTAATGCAAAGTTTGGAATAACAGGAAAACAAGCTACATCCTTTGCTTTTGCAATTTCTAAAAAAATAGCCAAGGAAGGTACTAGCTGGCATCAAAAAGGAGGCTCGGATTTATTAGAGGTTTTGGAAACAAGACAGGTTTTGGAATTTATAAACTCAAAATTATCAAGGTATTTTCAAACTGAAATTAGCCTACAAATTATTAGAAACTTGCAGGAGTTATGAATATAAAGATTTTCAAATATGTAAACGGTAGGTTTGTTTGGTGGTGGACAAAGCACCCAGTTAAAACTGAAAAGTTTTTTGGCTACAAGAAAAGAAAATACGCCATTGATTCAGATAATTTCGGAGTAGATGCAACTATTGAAAATTTTTTAAGTGGCAAAATTTCTTTAATGGCGCTAATTCAAAAGAATACTATATGACAATTACAGGATTAGAAAATAATTACTACCTAATAAACAATTCTATTAATTTATTGATTAATGGATTTGCTTCGACAGTATCTTATTTAGAAATTAAGGTAACAAATACCAATACTCTAAAAATTGCAAACATTCGAATTTACCCTATTTTAGATGTTTTTAAAATAGATATTTCAAAGATTATAAAGTCAACTTTTGATGCTCCATCCTATCCGGATGTTAGTAAAAATATGAACACTATTTCTATTGATTTTAAAACTTATTTTGCAAATAATACAAATTCGACAACTACAATAACTAAACAATATATTCGTGGGGGTAACTTTCTTGGAGTTTACCCCGACTGCTTAAGAACTAAACAGAATTATCTTAGCCAAGGAGATATTATAAGCACATTGATTACAAACACTATGCCTTGCTGGAGATGTGATTTAGAAAGTTCAGCAAATCTTTCCACTCAAAAAAGTCCAAAGATTAACGGTGCAGTATATGAACTTACCGACACTATTACAGAATGCTTTGACGTCCCGTGTAAAGGAATGAGGGTTATATTTCTAAACCAGTATGGCACTTATTCGGGCTGGTATTTTAACAATTACGAAATAAACGACAAGACCAAGCATACTGACTTTATTGACAAATTCGATACGCTTTTTAATAACGATAATTTTAACGACTTAGGAAGCACTGTCACAACTAGTATCACGGTTAAGGATTCAGTCCCTATTATATTTAATGAATTAATTAGGCATTTGATTTTATCTCAAGAAGTTTATATAATTGAAAATAATAATTATATAAAAGTAATTGCCAACGATTCAAAATGGAACTTCAATAGTAGAGAGAAGACATATAAACATTCAATTACTTTTGATTATTTGGACGTAATTAATCCTTCTGATTTATGTTAGTAATTATTGTAAATAATAGTTTTGAGCTAGAAGTTCCTGATGAAACAATAACCTACAATTTACAGGTTAATGACATTTCAGAACTAAAAAGCAGGCAATGTAATTATACTAATTCATTTTCTATTCCAAAATCAAGAGCAAATGTAAATTTCTTTAACCAGTTAGGATTTGTTGGGGATATTTCTAACTTTCCGTACGAAAAGGTAAATGTTGATTTGCTTGAAGACGGTGTTTTATTGTGTAGAAATGGCTGGCTCGATATCCAAGAAACAGCCAAGGAATATAAATTGAATATTCGAGACGGTTCGATCGATATTTTTAAAGCTATTGAAAATAAAACATTTGGCGATGATGTTGATTTGTCTGAAATCAATCACCAAAGAAATGTAGCTACTGTAATTGGAAGCTTCACAAATGATAATTACAGATACATAGTCAATGACTATGGAGGTAAAACGCATTTAGAAAACGAAACTAAAGTAAACATTGATTACTTAGTGCCGTCGGTAAGATATAAATACCTTTGGAATAAGATATTTTCTACTTTTGGATTTAATTATATTGGGGATATTTTTGATAAAACTGATTTTGATGATTTATGGGTAACTTTTCCAAAAGGAATAGGAAACTTAGACGATAATGTAGAGTTGTATGCCGAATTATCTAAGAATTTTGGTAGTGGTGTATTTTTTAACGAGCGTTTACCTTTTCCAACGATTAATGTTTTGAAAGGAACAGTAGATTTAAACCGCACTTATATTATACCTGAAACAGAAAGATATAAAATTGAAGCTCAAATATTTTCAAAAGGTGTGGATTATTTTGACAAATACGGCTTTTATATTTTTGTAAATGGTGTTATACAAGGATTTTGGGAATATGGAGAGCTAGCGACAAAATATCTATCACTAAACGAGGGAGATAGTATATGGGTTTGCCCAGGAAAAGCTGGTGAATTTTTTGCTCGAGGTGGGGTTGGATTTTCCACTACAGAAACGGAATCAAATACAAAGTCTTTTTTAAGAATTTCAAAAATTAACGGATCAGTTCCTTTTTCAGAAGAGCTTAAAAATTTAAAAATAACAGATTTTTTTAAAGAAACTTTGATTTTATTCGGATTGACAATTTTTTTGGATAAAGACAATAATTATATTTTTAAAACATTTGATGAGAGATTGAAGTCAGATGTAGTAGATTGGAGCGATAAATATATTGAAAGAACTTCTGAAACATACACGCCAAAAACATACGGACAAAAAAATATTTTCAATCATAAATATTCTAAAGAAAACGAACAATACAATGATGGTTATTTTTATATTTTAAATAAAAACATAGAAGAATCAAAATCAGCAAACTCTTCTATTTTTTATTCGTCTGAAAAAGATTTTGTAAACTTTAAATTGACGGCAACGCATAGCGAGGTAGTTTTACCAAATCTTTTATGGGAAAAACAAATAAGTGAAAACACAGGGAATCAAGAAATAAAATACAAAGAGCTTTCAAATAGATTTCAGTTAATCCGAGATAAGAGAATTGACATTTCTACTGATTTTAAAAGCGAGTTGTTAAACCAAGAAAATAGGGCTGATTACATTCCAGTTGCATATCATTACTTTACAACATACAAAGATTTTGTGCCAAAATATTACAACAATATTAAATTACTATTAGACAATTTCAGGCTTCACAAAATTAAATTAAATTTAAAATCAATAGACATTCACAATTTAGATTTTGATAAAATATACTATTTTGAGCAGGAGCAAAACTATTATTTTTTAAATAAATTAACGTACAAGTCGGGTAAAACAACAAATGCTGAATTCTACAGAGTTAGAAAAACAATCGCTCAGGATATCATTTGCACAGTTCCGTCTTTGACTTTGATAATTTTAATAAGTCCGACAAATTTTCAATTAAATGGCTCTTGGTCTTCCGATATATACTTAGAGTATTCAATAGATGGGGGTTTAAATTATGTTAGAACACCGACAGTTTACCCACAAGGAAGCACATTAAATACAAGCGAACTTCCTAGCGGATTAAATTTTAAGGTTAGACTTGTAGCGGTATGCGACGAGGCACTAATTAGCAGTTTTTTGAATTACGAAGCGGTAATTGTCCCGACTGTTTATCAATTTGAATTTGGATATGGCAGTAGTTCAGGTCCAGGTGGTAGTATATACGTATGTGATTTACCTAATACTGGAAGTATTTTTTATTCCTTAGATTCAGTATTAGTAATTGGAAGTAAAGTGTATGTAGATTCCGCTTTGACTACTCCAGTATTTGGAGGAGTAATTGGATTCCCAGCTCCGTGGTATAAATCGGGCAATAAAGTATATAAATTCATGGGACCAATCGATGGAATAAACGAAATTAATGAATGCAGTTAAAAAATAAAATATGAATATAGATTTAGCAAGCTTTAATATAAATACGGATCAATTGTTTCAAAAATTGGTACAAACCCGTACGGAAATTGACAGAGTAAAAGCAAGTCAAGCGCAATTACGAACTGAATTTACAACGGCTAATAAATCCGTTACCGATAATCAAAAATCATTGGACAATCTTAATGTTAGGTTAAGAGGAATGACAGCAGGAACTCAGGCATACAACGACACGTTAGCGCAACGAGACCAAGCGGAACAAAGGTTAAACGGTAGTTTGCTAGAGCAAACAAGAATTAACGCAACCTACCAAGAACAACTAACACAAAATTCGCTTGAGCTTAATCGCTTGAACAATCAATCAAGAAGTTACCAATCTGTTTTGGACGCTCAAAACAGAGCGACAAACGAAAGTATTGATTTGTATTCAAGACAAAGGGCTGAACTCAATTTATTGCAACGTGAACAAAGAGAGTTGGGTGTGCAATTGGCACAAGCAACAAGGGCTGGCGACACAGCAGAAATAAATAGGTTGTCGGTTGCGTATAGAAATGCAAGCGAAAGCGCAGATGGTTTGGCTACTGAATTAAGAGGTATTGACACCGATGGCGGTAATTTTACCAGTAATATTGGTATCTATAAAAGTGCATTAGAAGATTTTAATACGGCTTTATTTTCTGGCGACACGCAAGGGCTTAAAGATTCTTTTAATCAAATTACAGGCTCAATAAAAGGAATGATTACGCAGTCATTAGCTTTTATTGCAACCCCAATTGGAGCAGCTATAACCGCACTTGCTGGAATTGGTTTGGCAGCCAAAGAGATTTTTGATTTTAACGAAGGTGTAAAAGAAAGTAACCAACTTTTAAAAGGTTTAGGGGTTTCAAGTGGTGAAATTTCAAAGGTACGAACCGAACTTCAAGCGACTGCTAAAACCTACGAAAAAAGTTTTGATGAAATTGCAAAGACCGCTGATAGTTTAGCTACTTCTTACGGTATTTCGATTAGTGAGGCAAATGATATTATCGCAAAAGGATTAGTTCAGGGTGGTGCAGCAAACGAAGATTTTTTAAATCAAATTAGCGAGTACGATGTACAATTTCAACAATTAGGATTTACAGCTGAAGAAAGTTTAGCAGCTATTAATGCAGGATTTGCTGAGGGTGTTTATAATGATAAGTTACCAGACGCTTTAAAAGAATTGGGTTTATCATTAGCAGAAGGAACTAAATCGAGTGCCGATGCTTTGACAAACGCATTTGGTCAATCATTTTCAGATAATTTATTAAAAGGAGTTGCAAGCGGAACTATTACGGTTAAAGATGCGCTTCAACAAATTGGCGACAAATCAAAAGAAGTCGGTTTAAATTTACAACAGCAACAACAATTAACAGCCGATGTATTTCGTGGGGCTGGCGAGGATGCGGGTGGTGCATTGAGAATTATTGAAATTTTAAATACAGCTCAAAATAGAAGTTATACAGAAGCCGAAAAATCAGTTGAAAATTTAAGACTTGCAAATGAAAGGTTAAATCAAACTTTAGCAAAAGCTGAAATAGCTAATTTTGGTAGTCTTTGGGCAGATATTCAAGCTTTTGCAGTTAATTTCTTTGTTGATGTTTTAGATTATATTGCTGAATTAAAAAATGATTTACAGCCATTAATTGATATTATTTCTTATGTTTTGGTAGTTGCATTCCAAAGCGCAAAAGAATCATTTAGCTTATTTTTTAACGTTGTTTCAGGCGGGTTTAAAGTAATTGCCAATACAATAGGCACATTTGTTAAAGTAGCTAAGGCTTTATTAACTGGCGACTTTGCTGGTGCATTTACAGCTATTCAAAAAGGTATTCAAAATTTTGGTAACATTATTGAAAATACTTTTGGCAGAATTAAAAATAGTATCATTTCATCTATTCAAAATATAATTGGTGGCGTTAAACCTTTGCTATCTGCATTAGGCGTAGATGTTGATAAGCTACAAAAACGTTTAGACGGTTTTAAAAATCAAAAAGTTTTAATTGCGGACGCTAAAAAAGAAAGCGAAAACCAAAGTAAAGCCGTTAAAAAAAATGAAATAAAACAACCTGTTAAATTAGAATCACAAAAAGCAAATGACAAAGCTTTAAAGGATTCGCAAAAAGCAAAAGAAGAAGCTCAGAAGAAAATTGATGATGCTATAAAAAAAGAAATTGAATCCGCTCAAAAATTAGCAGATGAAAAAGTAAAATTTGCCAATGTAGAACTGAACTCTTACATAGAAAAAAATAAATCAATATTAGAAAATGAAAAATATTTAACGTCCGAACTTTTAAAGCAAGAACAGGAGCGACTACGAAATTTAGAAAAAGCAAAACTAGACCAAGAGAAATTAGAGTTTGATACCTCTAATAAAATCCTGAATGATAAAATTTTGAGTATTGAAAAAGATAAAACCTTAAACCAAACTCAAAAAAATGAATTAGAGACTTTAAAACTTCAACAAAAGGAACTTGAACTAACTTACAACTCCGATGTAGCAAAGATTAAAGAAGAAACGCAAAAAGGAATAACCGCAAACGAAACACGTTATTCAAACGAACGCATCGAAGCCGAGAAAATGCGAAAAGCTATTCAGTATCAAACTGAAATTTTAGACCTTGAAGCAAAGGGCGCAAGCGAAGCCGAAATTAAACTTGCACAATTGGACCAACAAAAAGAAATTGAAGTAACTAAATTAATAGAAACAGCAGATGAAAAAACACAAGCTGGAGTAGAAAAACGTTTAGAAGAAGATGCACTTATAAGCGAAGAGCAAGCATTAAAAGATGAGTTGCAAGCTGAATTGCTATTAGCAAAAGACGAGAATGAAAAAATAAGAGTTCAAAACCAACTCGATGCACTTACTAATTTAGAAAAAACAAACACTCAAAAGAAAATTGAAATAACAAAAGCAGAAACCCAAGCTAGACTGTCATCTTACGGAAATATGTTTGGAAATATCGCCCAGCTTTTAGGAGAAGACACAGCAGCAGGTAAAGCAGCTGCAATTGCACAGATAGGAATTTCGCAAGGTTTAGCAATCGCAAGGATTTGGGAACAAAAATCTACATTGCCATCTCCGTTTGGAGTAATAGCAAAAGTAGCTGAAACTGGTGTGGCTGTTGCAAATGTAATAGGAGCTTTAAAAAAAGTTACATCAGTACAAACCCCAAAGGCTCAAAAAGGAATGATTACAAAAGGAGCATCACACGCACAAGGTGGAATACCTGCAATTGTTAGCGGAAATACACCAATTGAATTAGAAGGTGGCGAAGCTATTATAAACAAAAATTCAACCGCACGTTTTGGAAACATTTTATCGCAAATAAACCAAGCGGGCGGTGGCGTAAAATTTGCAACTGGCGGGGTTGTCGGGTCTCCGATTTCGAGCCTTACAAATATTCAAAATCAATTTACAAATCAATTAAATAGCGAGGCTTTGACAGAATCAATAAGAATGGCAGTAATGGAAGGTTCGGCAGTTGGAACAGCTACGGGGTCTCAAAGAGGTATTTCAGATTTAAACAATAATGCTTACATTGCAAGCACTGCAAATTTTTAAAACATGAAACGAATAATAGAAGGAATTAAACACATTGACGAGGTGGCCGAGGGGGTTTATAATTTTAAATTCCCTAAAGATTGCATCGAAAAAAAGGCTTTGGAAAGGTCAAAGATTTGCGAAGGGTGCCCTAATTTTGCCATCGACCCCATTGAGGAGCTGCACGTGAAAGATACAATAGACATATTATCGAATAAAATGTGCAAGTTATGCGGTTGCGTGTTGTCTTATAAGCTCAGAATTAATAAAATAAAAACTAAAAATTGTCCGTTAAATGATGAATAAATTCGAATTTCTTGAAAGAAATAAAGATTTGGTTCAATTATTGGTACACATAAATACGATACCAGTAAGACAGGTAAGGCATATCGAAATTTACAGATTTTATAAGTCATTAAAAGGCAAAGAGAAAATGGTAAATTACAGCGAAACAGCCGAAAAGTTTGGAATTGAAATAAGACAGGTAAGGTGTATAATCAAAGATTTAGACCAAAATATATAAAAAAAACGTTATATTTGCGCAAACATATAAAAAAACTTATTATGACAAACGAGCCAACAGTAACAATTACTTTAAAAGAGTATGAAGATTTAAGAAAGTTTAAAGATAATTTTCTTAAATCATTTATCGCAACAATTCCAGAGAATGATTTTCATGATGAGATAGATTTTCATTTTTACTCTAATGATGAAATGAATAAGGTGTTGATTCAAAAAATTGAGAAAGAAAAAGAAAAATTAGACAAATTTTGTAAATTTTTTGAAATGATGAAAAGCTTTAATGTATTTGATTTTATAAAATTCAAAAAAGGCTTAAAAAATGGAAAGTTATAACCAAATAAAATTATGAAAGGAACAGTTTTACTAATATTAGCTATATTTATTGTAGCGTGTTCAAAAGATGAAGTAACGACTAAAGAATGTAATTGCGTTAAATTAATGCAAAGCAGAACGACAACAATAAACAGTCTCGGACAAACTATTAGTGTAACGTCTTGGAGTGCTTTTGGAGTTGGCCAAGTTTCTACCGATATTAAAGACTGTTCACAAGATGGGAAGGTAGTCTATAAAGGCTTGCAAAGCGGACAAAATAAGCTAGTAGAGTACAGGCATATTTTGAAATGTAATTAAAACAAAACCTTACTAATTTTTATAACCCACTGATTGATTTCAGTGGGTTTTTTTATTGGCATTTTTTTTTGCCAATAGGTAATTATTTTTAAAAATACCTTTGTTTAAAATAAAATTCAAAAATGAACACAGTTTTTATAAATGGTGATATTGTTGCGTTCAATGACGGATGGGGAGAAACATACGACATTGCACAACTAAACAATGATTTAAACGCAATTGACAAAACCGAACTTAAGTATCTGACAATTGACATTAATACATTTGGTGGCGATGTTACCGCTGGATTTGCAATGGCGAATATCATTAGAAGATACGCTAGTGAAAATTCTGTAGAAATTACTACACGTATATCGGGTTATTGCTCCTCAATTGGAACGGTTATATTTTTAGCTGGCGACAAAAGAATTGGTAACGAATATGCAGACTTCTTCGTTCATAACGCTTGGACTTTTGCCGTTGGAGACAAAAACGAAATGAAAAAGCAATACGAGAATTTAGAAGAGGTTTCTAATAAAATTGCGAAATACTATTCAGAAAAAACCACAATACCATTTGAAGAAGCAATTAGATTAATGGACGAATCTACAAATATTGATTCAGACACGGCTTTAAAATATGGTTTTTTTACAGAAGTTGAAAACAGCGTAAAAGCTTACAACTCTATTTCTATTCGGAATTTATTAATTCAAAATAATTCAAAATTAAATATTAACAAAAATGAAAAAGAAATGACTACCAAAAAACAAAGCATTTTCAATAAGCTTGTAAAGCTTATATCAGATGCTAAAAATTTGATTGTTTTTACCGATACTCAGGAAGAACTAGACTTCTACGAATTAGAAGAAGGCGATACCGTGAATATTGGCGACAAAGCAGATTTTGGCGGAAAAGCGGCTAATGGTGTTTTTAAGTTAGCCGACGGGGTTACGCTTTACACTTTTGAGGCATCAGTTTTAACCAATATTGAAACGCCAAGCGAAGAAGGTGACGATAATCTTGCCCAAAAAGACGCAGAGATTGCGCAGCTAAAAGCTAGAATTGCAGAGTTAGAATCTGCATCGAACGCAAAGACGGTTGAATTTGAAGCTTTAAACAAAAAAATTGAAGCCTTTAAATCTTTAGAATCCGAGTTTAGAGCTGAATTAGGCAACGATGACAAAGCACCAAAACAAAAAAACAAAATCGATTTCAACGAAAAAATTAAAAACCATAAATTTTAAAAAAAATGGAAGATACTCCCGGATTAGAAATAATTGGATTAGACGCACTTTTTGCGGAGTTTGGAACTTCGCTTAATGCTAGTTCAAAGTTTAGATTGTCAAACGCAATTTTCAAGGAAGTCATACAGACTTCGGATTTTGCACGATTACACACCATTCAGACAGGCGTTGAACACAACGACAGCCTTTTGATTATGGAAAAAACCAAGCAATGGGGATTTTTGAAAAAGTCTTCTACTGTTGGTTGTGCTTACAACGAATGTTCAATCGTAGATGAGATTACAGGCAAAACTTGGAATCCTCACAAATACGATTGCGAAATTAAATTTTGCCCTACCGATGCAAAATTTACGGCAGATTGGAGAACTTTCTGGGGGATTAGTTGCGCACAATTCGACAATGATATTGAAAATGGTTTCATAGCCTACTTAAAGACAAGAGTTGCTGAAGCCATAAACGATTCTCACTGGCGTATTGGTTATTTTGACTACAAGACAAATCCTGCAACAGCATACGCTGGTATTGATGGTTTCTTTGTGCAATGGCAGGCTATCGCAACACCAACGAACACGGCTCAAAGAACTGTAATTACAGAAAATGCAGCGACAACAATTGCAGCACAATTGAATTTGCCAGCGGATGCAGCTTACAATTACTACAAATCAATGTATGATAAAATGATGCTTAATAGAAGCATTATGACGTCAAAAGCGGGTTTAAGAATTGAAACAACTAGAGCTTTAGCGACAAACTATTTGCATTTCTTGCAAAATACTCGAGAAATTAACTGTTGCTACAATATGATGCACGACGGTACGACATCAAGCGGTTATTCTTTCGAGAATTTAAACTACATGGGAATTCCTATCATCATTATGAACGAGTGGGATGAGATTATTAAAAATTTCTTGCCAAAGATTAACACTGGAGGTGTATTGTCTTACGACAAGCCACACAGAGCAGTATTGACGTATGATGCAAACAGAGTAATTGGAACTTGTGATTTGAACGCATTGAATGACTTTAAAGTTATCTACGACCCTATCAGCGAGAATTTGCATATTAGAGTAAAATCTTCTTTAGATGCTCAAGTGCCAATCGATTCTGATTTTATTTTAGCAATTTAATATTAACTTTTAAAAACATAAAATTATGGCAGCATGCGACAATGTTTGTGCTAAGTTAGTATCCGATATGACTTACGATTGCAACAATAAGAGTACAGGCGGTATTTACCAAACTATCAAGTTGGTAAATATGTGCGATATTTTGGATAATTTGGCGGATTTTACTGTAAATACGGCTACAAGTGGCTCAACTTGTGCGCACTCAATTACGGCTTATACAGGTACTGCAAGCGAATTGAACGCAGTTACGGCTAATGCAATACCTAATAAGCAGTTGATGACAGCAGGTTTTTCAAGTTCTAACACGGATTACGGCACTTATTTTACGCACTCAATCCAATTATTCTCACAAGGAATGACTGAAAAAAGCGTTTGCAACATCAAGGCTTTAGGGAATGGTGCTGAAGTAGTAGCGTTTGTTCATCAAAAAAATATGGGTGTTGACAACAAAGAAGCTTATTGGGTTTACGGTTTTAAAAACGGCTTGAAACTTGGGGAAGTTACTTTTTCCACGGCAGAAAACAACGGTAATATTTTAATTCCTTTGACTTCTACAGAGCCTGATTTAGAAACTCAACCACCGTTGAGACTGTTGCTTACCGATTACGCAACAACTAAAGTTTTCTTTGATTCATTATAATGACTAGAGAAGAATTAATAAACAAAGGGAGTAGCGGCGTTCGGAACAACGCTACTCTTTTTGCTTTATTTAAAGAATTTTTAATCGAAGATTGGGGCGGAATTCCAGAGGGATGCTTCGGATGCCAATTTTCCACAACTTTTGAAAGATGGCAAAGGCAGGTGTTATCTGGAACAACAAAAGAAACAATTTTACAAAAAAAAGACACAGACATGAATACTTACATTTTAAAAGATAAACATTTCAAAACCTATTTTAAAGGCGAGGTTTTGAGCGCAAACAGTTCAGATGCTGAATGGAAAGAGTTTTTAGAAAAGAGTGAAGAAAACAAGGCTAGATTTTTAGTATTGCCTTCGGAGTTTTCCACACCAAAAGAAAAAGCTGAAGAAGCTATTGTTATTGAAGGGATTGAAAAAAAAAACGTGAAATCTACGAAAAAAGCATCTGTAGAAGTTGCTAAATCTAAATAATGGAAAAGGATAATTCAAATAAATTTTTAATAAAAATTGTCGAACTATTTGATAGGGTAATTCCCTTTTCAAAAGAAGAAGGCATTTATAAAAATGATGTTGATAATCTATATCCAAACAGAATAGAAATCACTGAAAAAGATTCGACAACCGCTAACAGCTGTTCAAACAAATTAGCTCAGTACATTTACGGAAAAGGATTTGCAAATAAAGAGATAACTTTTTCAAGCAAAAAAGGAGAAAAAATAAACCTTAACGATGCTTTGCAAATGGTTGTAAATTCTGTAAAAACGCACAGAGGAGCATTTATACATTTGAATTACGATGTTGAAGGTAAAGTAAACTACTTTGATGTTTTAGACTATAAAAAGTGTAGAATATCAAAAGAGGATATGAACGGTTATAGTGGTAATATCATTTACAAAGACTGGAATCAAAAGAAATCCGTTTTTGATGTAACTAAGAAAAAATACATATTTTTTTATCCGTACAATCCTTTGAATATTAACGCACAAAGAAAAAATGATACCCCAAAGTCTGAACAGATTGAAGAATTAATCCGTAATTATCGTGGGCAAGTTTTATTTTTATCGTTAGACAATTCAAATGTTTACCCTTATGCGTGGTTGAGCGGACAAAGTGTTTATGATGCAGATTCAGAATTTCGTTTGTCACTGTACCGTAATAGTTCTATTCGAAAAGGATTTCAAGATAAAACAATGTTTATATTGAATGGATTTGATAAAGAGACCTGGAAAGATTTTGACGAAGAAGCTCAAAAATGGTTAGGCTCTGAAAATGCTGGATCAATTTTCACTTTTAAAACTCCAGTATTTTTAGAAAATCCTGAAAAAGTAATAGTTCCAATTCAATTAAAATCAAGCTACGATTCAAAGAAATTTGAACTGGACGAAAAAGCTTTTGAAAATTCAATCAGAAAATCATATTTGCAGATACCAAAGATTTTAATTAACGATAATGATGGTGGGATTTTTGGAACATCAGGCGAGGCATTAAAAGACGCTCAAAGAATATACTCAAATGAAACGGCTTTTATCCGTGAAAAAATAGCTGATACTTTTCAAACTATTTTTGGAATTGAAAATACTATTTTACCGTTGGTAGAAAACGAAACTGTAACACCAATTAAAAATGAGCTGTAGTTTAGAAACTTTACTAATTGATAAAACGGATTTTGATTGCATTGGTCAAGTGGCAAAACATTGCAGTTGGGAACAATTGTGTATTTACATTCGAGAGCAACAAAATTTATACCTTTTACCAAAGATAGGGTATTGCTTGTTTTCAAAATTAATGGCAAACCCAACCAATGCAGTAGTTCAAAAACTATTATGCGGTGGCGAGTACACAGGTTGTAATGGTATTGTAAAATATCAATTCGGTTTAAAAAGAGTTTTGGTACACGCGAGTTATGCAGCTTACATTTATAGACACGGATTTATAGATACTCCATTCGGGGTTGTTCAAAAATTAAACCAAGATAGTTTGCCTACACCAATTATCGAGCTTAAATCAATTAAAAATGAGCATTACAACAATGCTGAACTTTACTTTGAAGGTTTGAAAGATTATTTATGTACCGTTAAGGACAACGAACTTTTTAAAGATTGTTTTTGCGAAAATTCATTTTCAAATTTAATCGATTACGGCAGATTTATAGATTCAATTCACTGCAATAGTTGTTGCGGTAGTGGCGAGATTCAGACACAAAGAAGACAATATTCATTTTCAAACATCGAAAAATAATGACAAATTTTGTTATAAAAAACGAATTATTCTTTACGCTTCAAAAAAGCGAAGGAAACACAGATTTCCCGAGAAAATTCTTCGCTAGAAAAGTCTCAGGAAATCAAATAAAAATTAGAACATTAGGCTCAAATGAAGCCTTGCTTGTTGATGTTTGGAGTTTAGAAAACTTCACTATCAACGGAGTTGCCTATACAGACGTTCATTCGGCAATTACAGCCTTGCAACCGATTCTATGGAATGAATCTTCAGGTAACGCAAACACACCCGTTGATGTTTTACCAATTCTAACCGAAATAAGAGACGAGTTGTTGAACGATGATTCCTACCAACTCTTTGAAGATACGGATGGAAACGTGTTATTTGGAAAAATTGGCAACAATGGAATGATGAACTATTATAAGTCGGATGGAACTCTATACACTGGAGTTGTCAAGCCCTACTCCAGAGATGTTATCGTAAGCACAACAGACTATTGTGCTAATTCAGTACCATACACATTGATTCAATTCAGAGATGCCGACACTAAGCAAGTCGTTGAAACGATTTGGAGAAATGATAACACGCTGACAGAAAGTACAACAGCTCCCGGCTCCTTGACAAAGGGAGCGTTACAAGTAGCTAGATTACACGACATTTTGCAAACACCTCCAATGGCGATAGGAGCTACAGTAACTATTCCAGCAAACAAGTTTTCTACAGTTAGTCTTTTAGCTATAAAAGGCGAGTTTACCGTTTCAAACAGCGCAAATGATTTCTCTTCCGATGTAGTTTTGTCTGTCGGAACAATTCAAAGCTATATTGAAATATCGGAAGATGGAATTGGTACAGCTTCGGGAGCAACAAATCTTTCGCAAGGATTTGAAACACGTTCTAACGCTTATGACATAAGTAAATCAGGAAACTCCTATACAATTACAGCAGTAAGAGCAAATTCAATTTTACAACTAGATTTATACAAATAAAAATGGAGGTAAATATACAAAATTACTTAAATAGCTTATGTTGTATTAATAGCAATTGTACAAGTTCTTTTGCAACAAAAGAAATAATTAGTTTAGCTAATTATATTTTGATAAAAGTTTTCGATAGCTTAGGCACTTGCGTTGATGCAACAAAAAGGATAGAAACAATCGGAAGTAGTACAATAGGTTACGCTTACCCTACCTCGATTAATGGAGCGACAATAGAGTTATTGTCGTTAGGAAATGTTTCTTTAGGATTTGGATATTAAAAAATAATAAAATGGCAAAAGTAGTAACAGATTCAGATATAGGCACAGGACTAGAAATAGTTGCTGGAAAATTAAAAACAAATATTACAAAATCCGATTTAGGACTTAATAATGTTGATAACACAAGCGATGTAAATAAACCAATAAGTACCGCTACTGCTAGCGCAATATCTACAGCGGTAAGTGGATTAGTTGAAAATCAAATAGTTGATGGTGTGACATCAAAAGCTCCAAGCCAAAATGCGGTATTTGATGCTTTGGCTTTAAAAGCACCATTAGATTCTCCAGCTTTAACAGGAAATCCAACCGCACCAACAGCCACAGCAGGAACGAATACTACTCAGGTGGCGACCACGGCATTTGTTACAAATGGATTATCAGGAAAACAAAATAGCTTAGGTTTTACTCCAGCAAACGACTCAAATGTAGTTCATAAGACCTTAAATGAAATAATTGAGGGTCAAAAAACTTTTACAGATAGTGTTTTGGTAGATTTTGCTCTTTTACTAAAACAACCTGGTCTTCCAGCATACAATGGAATAAGCGCAGTAAGTGGAGGTCTTGATTTTTCCACCAACACTGGATCTAATTTTAATTTTAAAATGCGTCCAGAGGTTTTTACATTCGGAAACGCTGGAAAAGTGGCAAACATAAGTAATTCTAATTTGACTTCAGAAAGAACTTATAGCTTGCCTAATGCTAACGGGACTATTGCTTTGGCTTCCACTCTTACGGAAAACTACTTACCAAAATCAACAGGACCTTCTACAATAGGCAACTCTTTGATTTACGATAATGGTACAAATGTAGGAATCGGAAATACAAGTCCAATTGCAAAATTAGATATAGTAGGTGGTGACGGAAATGGTATATTCTATAAAGGAATATCGGCTGCGCAGTCTTTTTTTGGTGTAGGTGTAAATATTTGTCAAGTAGGTAGTATAACAAATTCTGACTTTGCAATTTTAACCAATTCAAATGAAAAAATGCGTATCACTTCAGGTGGTAATGTTGGAATCAATACAATCAACCCAGAAGGAATTTTAGATGTATCATCAACTACAACTGGTAGCTTACCATTCCCGAGAATGACTTCGGCACAGAGAGGTTTAATTAATAGCCCTGCAATAGGTACACACGTGTATCAAACCGATGGTATAGAAGGGGTCTATGTCAAGAAATCAACTGGATGGCAATTCGCTTATTAATAATTAATTAAAAATAAAAAATAAATAAAATGGCAAAAATTATCGAAATAGATTTAGAAAAAAACATCGTTATTCCAATTAACGAACCGTTTTGCAAAGAGCAATTAATAAACACTTTGGCTGATTATTGGGAGTATGAAAAAGGAGAAGAAAAAGTATGTAGAAAAGAATTTAAAGGGTCTTTTGAGGACTTTAAAAAAGAATTTGATGGTAAAAAATATTCAGTAATTTTTTCTGACGACGAAGTTGTAGTTTATGATATTTTAGAAAAAGTGGCTTATGAACTATCTAAAACAGAATGGGTAATTCAGAAGTATCTTAAACCATCAACGGATATGGCGAAAAATATTTTAGTAGAAATGCAAATAAAAAATCAGGAATCAGATTTACAAAATTTGCAAGAAATAATTAAAACGACAAAAGAGGCGGTTTTAAAATCACTTGAGGCCTTAGACTGCGTAAAACTTTCTTAGAAATGATTATAAATCTTAAAAATTGCCTTGACTATTTAGATAGTCAAGGCATAGAAAAGACAAGAGTTAGAGGTAACAACACTATCAACTCATATAAGTTGCTGGTTGATTTGTCAATTGAACTATCTGACGGTAGATTAATCACAATTCCAAAAGGATATATTTGGGATTTGGCAAGCGTTCCAAGATTGCTTTGGTCAATTTGTCCGCCTGATTCAGATGCTGAACTAGCATTTTTGATACACGATTTTTTGTACGAAAACCAAATAAACAATCGAAAATGGGCGGACAACGAAATGTTGAAATGGTCTATTTTGACAAATGGAACAAAAAATATCTCGATCAAAAACATCGATAATTACGTTAGGTATTACGCAGTTAGAATTCGAGGTCAAAAAGCGTGGGACGATAAATAAATTTTAAAAATAAAAAAATATGGGATTCAAAACTGGTTCTTCAAATCAAAGTTTACAAAAACAAGAAAATGCTTCACTAGACAATATTGAAGCACAAACAACGGATTTACCAAACGTAATAGCTACAGAAGGCGGAACACAGCCAACAAAAGGAGTTGTTGTTATGGGACATAATGGTGCTGGAGTAGTAAGGCATATATTGGTAGATAATAATGGAATACAATCAGTCAAAGTAAACAGCTCAGCATTGCCAACAGGTGCGGCTACAGAAGCTAAACAAGACTTAGCCAATTCGTCTTTGTCGAATATAGACTTAGATTTAGGCACAACAGCAGATACTGCTTGGTCGGGAACTGGTAATGCTTCATTAATTTCAGTTGAAAAGGGTATTTTTGGAAAATTAAACACTGATGCAAATGGTAATCTAAAAATAAATCAAACTGCTACTACTTTCACTTATTCTCCTAACAATAGCACGAACGGAGCGAGTACACTTTTTGCATTAGCAAACGGTGCAACTTGGAATGGAACAATTGAAAACGCTATTAATCAGCCTTATTTGATTTTTGGCGTAATGTCTGACAGGAATGTCACTATTACTCTTAGTCAATTTTTAAATGCTTCGGGAACAATACAAGATGTACCACCAAAAACATTTACAGTGACAGCAGGAGTACCATTTTCAACTTCTGTTGCAATATTAGGTAATTATGTAAGACTATCTGTGAATAATGCTTCAGGAGCATCTGCAAGCTTATATGTAGATAGTTATTATGGCTTACTTCCTGTGCAAGCGGATAGTTTGACACAATTTGGTAATTTCAAATCAGCTATTTCAGAGGTTGGAGGTGTAGCAGTTCCTGCAACAGGTATTTTAGTTACGGGAAGAACAGGACAGCCAACAGCAACACCAATAGTAACAGCTTCAAGCCCCTACAACGCTGGTAATTTAGTCGGTGGATTAATGACGTTCACAAACTGTTTTGCTTCAGGACTTACAAGCGGAGTTTTACAATCCATTGTAATCAGAGCTAAATCCGTACAGACTGCAACTTTTAAATTGTATATTTTTTCTCAACAACCTACAAACACAACATGGACGAATAAGACAGTGCCAAATATTAACGTCTTGGATTTGCCATTTTTAATTGATGTTTTCTTGTTTGCAGCACCCGACTCAGGACTAGGTACTATGACTATCTATACGCAAGATGGACTTGGTAAGTCAATTGCTAATACAGCAAATGGGCAAGACCTTTGGGGATTGTTGGTTACAACTGGAACACCGACTTTTGCGAGTTTTTCGGATATTTCTGTAACTTTAGGAATTTTACAGGACTAATGAAGACAAATGTAAGAACTAGAAGAACATTGTTAGGACAAGGAATAAATTCCTTTGTATGGACTTTGTTCAATGGAGTTACTAAGTTTTATCATCAGCAAAATAATGTTGTTGATACAAATAATCGTACACTAACAGCGACAGGACAACTTTATACCGAGCCGAAATATAGTGGCTATCAACAAGGCATTATTAGTGGTGGGTTTGGTATTAACATTATTGGGCTTGGCACAATGGTTTTAACGGGAAACAACACTTATACAGGACCAACCACGGTAACGCAAGGAGCAACGCTATCAATTGGCGATGGCGGGGTAAACGGTTCTATCGCTGGAAATTTAGTATTAAATTCGGGTTCAAGGGTTATATTCAATAGAAATGCGACGTCACTAACTTATTCGGGTGTTATATCTGGAGCGGGGGTATTAATTCTAACCAATTCAGCACAAGTAAGTGAAAAAGGAGGATATTCTCTTACTGGAGTAAATACTAATACAGGAGGAATTATAATTGATAGAGGTGCAAGGCTAGGTATAGGCACAGGGCAAGGGACAGTTGCTTCTCTTTCCTCTAATGCAATTATTGTTAATTCAGGTGGGCAAATTTATTTAGCAAGTGTGAGTGAAACTATTACTAATAATTTAACAATTTCAGGTAGCGGTTGGCAAGAATCAGTAGGAATACTAGGGGCAATTAGGTATCAGTCTATATGTGCGTTGTCAGGAGTAATACAAGTTGTATCTCCTGCTATGATACGAAATTACAATGACCCATCTGATAGACTAAGTATGACTGGAAACATATTAGGTTCTTCTCCTTTAACTTTTGCAGGCGCTGGAACTGTAACAATAACAAGAAACACTACATCATTTACCGGACAAGTTAATGTCGTTGGAGGAATATTAATAGGAGTAGGAGCAGGTGGAAACGGCTATGTATTCAATACTTTTGGTAGTGGGCCAATTAACATATCTGCTGGCGCAATAGTAGAAGTTAATAACGCTAGTGGTTCAGGGTTTAATGATTTTAACCAAGTTGTCACTGGCGGAGGAATCTTAAGAGTAAGAGGTTCGGCTGTAAATAGAATTACTTTATTATCTAATTTTACAGGTTTTTCAGGAATAATTAGACTTTTACAAAACAGCACGCAAATAACAGGACAAACTGTTACAACGGCTTCAGTAGATGTAGTCTCTCCTGCATTTTTTCTATTGTGGGATAATGGAGCTGGATTTCCCACATTCGGAGCATTAACGGGCAACGGAAGCGTTACTAATTTAGTTAGTACTGGCGGGATAATATGCGGTAATGGTAATGGTAGCGGAACTTTTACGGGTGTAATATCAGGATTAGTAAGCGTGACAAAAATTGGCACAGGTGTTCAAACATTTACAGGCGCAAATACCGCAACAAGTAATGCCACTATTAATGCTGGTATTTTAGCTTTTCAAAACACTAATCAATTCACAACAACAACAGTAGGTGCTAGTGGAATAGTTTCAGCAGGAACTTCTACAACAGGTTCAGTTAGAGCTTTAACATTTAATGCTTTAACTTCTGCTTTAAATGTGTATGCTATTCTACCTACAAGTGCATCAAAATTAACCTGCACGACCTTAACGGCATCGCTCGGATTTACTGTAAACGTATTAGGTAGTATGAATATTGGGGTCTATCAAATATTAGTATCAACAAGCGGAACACCTACACCAACATTAGGCACGAATACTACAGGAAAAAATGTTACATTTGCGTGGTCTGGACAAACACTAAATTTATTAATAAACTAAAAAAAAATTATGGATTTTAAAAACTACCTTATTTTTGGAATATTGAGTGTAGTCGGCTCAACTCTTGGATGGCTTATTAGCACAGAGGAACTATCCCCAAAAAAAATAGCAGCCAAGGGAGTGGCTGGATTAATGATTGGAATGATTATCGTTCCTGCATTTATGCCTTATTTTGCATTGCCTACCGAGGTATGGTATGGAATAATTGCAATCTCTTCTGTAACTGGAGTAGAGATTATTATTTTGCTTACAAAAAAATTAGATGAATTTATAAAAAATAAAATTAATTAATATGAATGGTATTATTTTGAACATAATTGCATACGCACTTATGAGTATTGGAGCTTATTTCGCCTTTGATTTTTCTGCACGAAGGGGAACAAAAATTATGAAAGTGATTAATTATTTGATTTTTATGTGGAATGTTTTTATGTTTTCATATCTTGTGGTCGATTACGACAACATTATTTCACAACCAATTAATGTACGCCTAAATTTTTTTGAAACTATTACAAATTATTTATTGGCTTTTTGGTTAATTTCGTTTAAATTAGCGACAAAATTTAATTTAAAATAAAATAAAATGACAGAATTAGAAGCAATCAGCATATTAGCACAAGTGGCTAATATTGCGCAAGAAAAGGGAATTTTAAAATTGCAAGATGCGGTAATAGTATCACAAGCTATTTCGGTGTTGATGCCAAAGCAAAATGAGCCTGCAGAGCCTATTAATGAAATGAAATTAATAAAAGATGAAACCGTCAATTAATTGCTTAGAAATAATTAAGGAGTTTGAGGGTTTTTCTGCAGCTCCTTATTTATGCCCTGCTAATGTACCCACCATTGGCTACGGTTCTACGTTTTATAAAAACGGAAAAAAAGTAAAAATTTCAGACCCAAAAATTACAATTGGAGAAGCAACTGAAATTTTAGAGGCGGTTGTTGATAGTTTTGCTTTGCAAATTTATAAAATAATTACAGCAAAAATAAATCAAAATCAATTTGACGCATTAGTTTCATTTTCTTACAACATAGGTGTTTCGGCTTTTAAAAACAGCACTTTATTACGTAAATTAAACTTAGGCGAAAACAATTCTGTAATTGTTTCTGAACTAAACAAATGGAATCGAGCAAATGGCAATGTTTTAGCTGGTTTAACACGCAGAAGACAAGCGGAATCAAAACTATTTACAAAATGAAAATAAAAAAATTAATAACGGTTGTTTTTTTTCAGATTGGAGTTAATGTTGTTGGAATACCCGAGATAATTAGCCACAATATTAAAAGTACGATTATTTCTAAATCAATTTTTTTTTAAAATGGAAAACAGAAAAATAGACTGGCTAAAATGCTTTTTTTTATTCTTAGCTATTACTTTTGCTTTTCTATGGCTTAGGGGTTGTGGTGCGCCAAAAACACCCCAAATAGTAACGGTAACAGTTCCCGAAGTTCATGGGACTTTCAAATCACAAAAGCCTATCAATCATCCTATGGCAATTGGACCTATTTTACCATATTCCCGAGGTCAGGAAAATGGTAAAATAAACATAGTGGACACCTCGGATATCTTAGTGGACACCTACACTATGTTGTTAGCTCAAAATGATTCCTTAAAATCGGCTTTTGCTAAAGAAACGGATTCATTGAAAAGGCAATTAATTTTTGAGAAAGCGGTGCAGCTCAACAAATTTTCGACAAAATTCGAAGACGAAAATATAGAATTGAATATTAGTGGAATAGTTCAGGGGGAAGTGAAAGAGGTTACCCCTAATTATAGGATCAAGCAACGAGAAATAAAAGCAGAAGTAAAATGCAGGGAAACGGCATTAAGGGTATTGATTGGAGCGAAAGCTGGAATACCAACGTCAAACACTCTTAGTTTGCCAGTACAGGCAAACTTAATGTTTCAAAATCGAAAAGGGAATATTATTTCGGTTGGGTATGATAATAGTAGTACTATTTGGCTAGGGTATCATTTATCAATAGTTAATATCAAAAGATAATACTATATTTGTAGTTCTTTAGGTTTTTTAAATTCATATTTTTTCGTGTTTGCCCCCAGTTAGTTTCAAACTAACTGGGTTTTTTTTTTTGCAATAAAAAATAATTTAAAAAAAAGTTTAAAATTATTTTTTTAATTAAAAACTTTAAATTACATTTGCTTAAAACAAATCAAAATGACAACAGTTGAACAATTCAGAGTAATATTTAAAGAAGAAACAATTAAAGGTTTAAGAGATTTCGGTACAATATGGTACGATGTTAATTTTTTTGATGCTGAAAACATTATAAAAAAATACGAAAATAGAAATGGTTTTGAAATCTTAACAAGAACAATAACAATAACAAAAGATAATAATTCTTTAAGAAATGCCATCAAAGCAAAATTTAATAACTAAAAGAAATGAAATACTACAATTAGCACCGAAAGAAATTGAGGTGCTAATTATTGATAGTTTAGGATTGAAAGTTGAAGTTTTTAAAAACGATAATAGCATTTTTATTTTATTACAAAGTTATCAAAGTTGTTTTAAATTAATGGAGCGGTTGCATTGGGATTTTGATTTTAGTGTTCACAAAAAAAACAATAAATACATAATTGAATTATGAGAAAAATAACGCTTGAAGAAGAAATAAATATTTGGTTATTATTTTGGGGTGGAACTGCATTAGTATTTGTAGTTTTTTGGTGTATTGCTAATTTAAAAAATAAAAAATAATGAAAAAACTAATAACTAATTCAAAATTAAAGAAAAAAAAATTATGAAAGCAATAGAATTAAGAATTGGCAACTATGTTAATTATACAATTGATGACGATTTAGATTTAAGAAAAAAGTGGAAAGAACCAATACAAATAGATGCAGAAGACTTAGTTTGGCTGGAGCAAAATACTCAAGATAATGATTATGAGTATATCGTTCTAACTGAAGAATGGTTTTTTAAATTTGGCAACTTTTCTCGTTTAAAAACAGGGGTTTTTTCAATTTTTGAAAGTTTTATTTTCATTTATAAAAAAGCATACGATTGCTGGTATGTCGTTTCTTCTTCAAATGAATATTTGACTAAAATTAAATACGTTCACGAATTACAAAATCTCATTTTTGCATTAAGAGAACAAGAATTAAATGTTTTGAGTGATTCTACACAAGAAATTGAAAAAATTGATCAATCATTGAGCTTGATTTATTTTGACTGTAATCACAAAACTGATTTAAAAAAACTTGCAGAGATTGAAAGAGACTTCAATACATTCGGTTCGATAACTTATGAGCAACAACAAGAAAAAACAGCAATCTTAAATAAATACGAATGAAAAATTTTTTACAAAAGAAAAGTCCACAGATTTTATTTGCAAAATTAGCAGCAATTTATTTTCTTACTCAATTAATATTTAGATATTAATAAGAGATAAAAAAACCATTATTAACTTAAAAAAAAATAAAAATGATTAAAAACCCAAAAAACGCAGGACGAAAAAAAAAGTTTAAAAAAGGAATCAAAGGATTTCTAATTAAAGATTTACTTCCTGAACCAGTAGAACAAGAAATAAGAAATTTTATTGAAAATATTTCAAAACAATTTCTAAACACCGAAACCAAAAAATCTAAAACAAATGAAATACTCAGAGGACCAAAAACAAAAAATAAAAAATAAAGTACCGATAAAAAAACAATTTTTTGAAACAAACAAAAATTTAAAAAAACATTATCCAGTTACGGTAAATATTGAAAACGGGTTTTATATTATAGAAAGCAAGATGAATAAAAAATAAAAAAAAGTTTATAATTACTTTTTTAATTAAAAACTTTTAATTACATTTGCTTAACAAAATTAAAAACACGAAAACTATGAAATCATTACTATTTAAGTCAGCTTGGGCAATTTTCAAAATGCAAGGAATTAGCTTTTCAGAAGCTTTAAAAAAAGCTTGGGAAGTTACAAAAGATGGTCAAAAAGCCACAATTTTAAAATGCAACAAGTTAGTAAAATCTGCTGGTATAGGATTTGATACTGTTTATTTTTTTGAATTAGTTTTCAGTTCAATTGAATTGCAAAAAATCAAAATTAGTAACTCAGGAGTGGCAAAATATTATGACCGAAAAACATTTAATAACGACTAAAAGAAAAAAAAATGAATTTACAAAAACAATATTATCGAAAAAAAGAACATATTTTGAAAAATGAAAAAAATCCTCTTGAAAAAGAGAATAAGCTCTTCAATATTTGGATTAATTATATCAACGAACAGAGTCAAAAAAGAGAAAAAGAAAATTTGAAATATTGTTCTGAAAAAATAAATATCAACAATTAAAAATTTACAAATTATGAGCAAAGATTTATTTTTACAACTTCGAGAAGAGCAAATATCTCAACTATACCCTTCGACTTTTACAAAAAAAGAAGCGCTTGTTACTGGTAGTAAATTAGCTTATACAATAATTGAAAACGGAAACGTAAGTAAACATACTGCACTTAGCAATTTGCTTCGTTTAGAAGCCGTTATTTCGTCCGCAATCGATAATTTAAAGGAAAGTGTATCCGATCAAAAAACTACAGAAATGGGAATTGATTTTACACCGATAAACGGTAGAAAAATTGTTCAATATTCGGAAGACCCAATATGGGTTGAACTTCAAAAAAATGTAAAAGATAGAGAAGCCTTACTAAACCTCGCTCAAAGCCAAGAAACTGCCGACTTATACGGAAATATAGTACCAAAGGTTTCAATTAAATACGGAAAAAATTCCTTAAATATTAAATTTTAAGTATGATAGATAATTTAGAACTTTGGAATAAAGTCGAAAAGACTAACCCAAAATACACGAAAAAAGCAAATGTAGGGGGTAATAATATTACTTCAATTGCTCCACAATATCAAATCAAAAATGTAACCGAGCAATTTGGAACGTATGGTAAAACTTGGGGATTTAAAAAATTAGATTTTGATTACACTTTAGCCTCTGAATTTGGATTAGTTGTATTAGATGCAATTTTCTTTTTTCCTGATGGCGAGTTCCCAATAAAAAACGCTCAAAAGTTGTTTATGGACAACGCTAAAACAAAAATAGACGACAATTTTGCAAAGAAATTAGAAACCGATACTTTGACGAAAGCAATTTCAAAACTTGGTTTTAATGCTGATATATTTTTAGGTTTATTTGACGATGTAAAGTATTTAGCTGAGGTAACAAAAGAATTTGCAAATGCAGACAAAGAATGGGCTACAACCGAAAATTTAAGAGGCGCAAAAGAAAAAGGATTTAGTTTTGACGACGTAAAAAAGAAATACAAAGTAAGACCAGAACAGGAGAAAGAGTTTGAGTTATTATAATACAATAGAAGAAGCATACAAAAAAGAATTTTTAACACTTTAATTTTATACTATGAATACAAACGAATTTTATTCAACAAGTTTTGCATTGACAAGACTAAAACACGCTATTACAACCACTAAAAGTGGGCAAAAATGCCTTGTTATTCCAATTGAAGACAACTATTTGGAATTGGTTACAAACGATAAAGGCACAGCCGTTTATATGCAAACTGATATTTGCGTTAAATCTGAAAAAGATACCAACGATAATTGGGGTTTTGTTAAGCAAAAATTGCCGTCAAAAATTTGGAAAGAATTTGGAGCTGAAAAATCTAAAACAATTGAATTGCCATTTTTGGCTAATTTAAAAGTTTTTGGAAAAGCAGAAGAAATAAACGTTGTTGATGCTGAAATAGTTGACGACGGATTAGATTTCTAAAAATTAACAACAACCCACCAAAATAAACTAACAAATAACTAGGCTAGAATTTTTTTTGGTGGGTTTTAAAATAAAAATTATGCAAGTAAAATTCATAAAAACACACCCAAATGCAGTCATACCAAAATACGCTAAAGATGGCGATGCTGGACTTGATTTAACAGCCGTTTCTTGTAAAATAATAGACACCGAACATATTAAATATAATTTTGGGATAGCCGTTGAAATCCCTACTGGTTATGTTGGGTTGATTTTTCCTAGGTCAAGCTGCTACAAAAAAAGACAACTTATGAGTAATTGCGTCGGGGTTATTGATAGCGGTTATAGAGGAGAAATTTCTACTATAATGTTAGGCACTTCGCAAGAAAGTTATGATGTAGGCGATAGAGTAGCTCAGTTGATTATAATGCCTTATCCTAACATTGAATTTGTTGAGGTTGCTAAATTATCGGAAAGCGAGCGAGGCGATAGAGGTTATGGATCAACAGGAAATAAAAACCCTTTCTTCGAACTATCTTAAATAAAAAATTTGTATATTTGCTAAAGTAATGAAGTGAGAAGCATTGCATATATCGAAAATATTACATAAACCCTATAAGGAAAGCGCTTCTCACAATACCGCTGACTTTATAGGGTTTAATCGTTTAATAATTTTATCTTATGGAAGAAAAAACCATTTCAATTGAAACACTCGAAAGAGTAAAAACTTTACCAAGGTTAGATTATATTGCATTTCAATTACTTGTAACTCAAAATCAAGTTAGATGCAATATAAAATTTACAAAGCCAAGAACTATATTTTTTGATGAAGAAAAATCAGAGTTTTTGTATTTAAACCCATTCCACAAATATCTTCAAAAGTGCGGTGAATTTATTACAGAAAGTGAGGTTCAAAATGGCTAAAGAATTACCATATTTTAAATTCGAGCCAAACCAATGGGAAAACGGTAATATCCAAATGCTTTCAAGAGAAGATAAGGGACTGTTTATTGATTTGTGTTCTATGTATTGGTCAAGAACTGGAGATGTGCCTTTTAAACTAGCAATTCAAAAGTTATGCGCTGGCAATGCGACCGCATTAAATCCGCTTTGCGAAGATAAAATAATTGAAATAATAGATAGCAATATTTATATAAAATTTCTAAGCGAACAGCTTAATGAATTTGAAGATACGAGCAAACAAAATTCAAAAAATGCCAAAGAAGGTTGGGTAAAACGTCGTAAACAAAGGGAGGAAAGCGAGCGCAATGCGACCGCATTAAATCCGCAATGCGAAAACGATGCCATAAGAGAAGAGAAGAGAAGAGAAGAGAAGATAAAAGAAGAGAAAATAAAAGAAGAGAAAAGAGTAAATAAATTTACTCCTCCCACAATTTTAGAAGTTGAGGTTTATTTTGTCGAAAATGGATATAGCAAACAATCAGGGGCAAAAGCCTTTAATTATTATAACGTTGCGGATTGGAAAGATAGCAACGGCAAACAGGTTAGGAATTGGAAGCAGAAAATGCAGTCTGTTTGGTTTAAAGACGAAAATAAAATAAATGTCAAACCTTTCTTTGATTCACCAGCATAATGAAAAATATACACAATTGGTCATTAATTGAGACAACAAAGGTTTCAGGAACTGCAAAAATAAAATGTCCTATTTGCACACCAACAAGAAAAAACAAAACCGATAAATCATTAATGGTTTGGTTTAACAATGGTACAGCAAAATGTTTTAATGATTCGTGTAACGCTTTATTTTTTCGTGATAGTATTGAAAAATCGGTAAAAGAAAACAATTATACTTTGCCAGTTCAAAATTGGAAAAATTATACCTCGCTGTCCGATGCACTTATAAAATATTGCGAAATAGAACGCAAAATAAATCAATTCACTTTAAAGCATTTTGAGGTAACAGAAGAGAAATTTTATCAACCTGCATTGCAAAAAGAAGTTAACAATATTGTTTTTAATTATTTTGAAAGTGAAACTTTGGTTAATAAAAAATACCGTTCAGGTAACAAAAAATTCACACAATCAAAAAATGGTAAACCAATTTTCTACAATATAAATTCAATTATTGGCGAAAAAAGTTGCTACATTGTGGAGGGAGAATTTGATGTTTTGGCACTTTATGAAATTGGAATAAAAAATGTGATTTCAATTCCGAACGGTGCAAATGATAATGACAATTATTGGGTTAATTCTGAAAAATACCTTTCCGAAATTGAAAAATTTTATATTGCTACTGATAACGACGAAAGCGGAAACAATGTAGCGGAAAAGATAGCGCAAAGGCTTGGACGTTACCGATGCGTTCGTATTTTATTTGAAAACAAAGATGCAAACGGAGATTTAATTGCAGGAATTTTAAACGAAAGTATTTACAAAATTAAAAAATACCCAATTTCAGGAACTTTCACATCTGTAGATTTACAGGATAAAATGATTACTCTTTACGAAAATGGTTTACCAAGTTGTTTGGAGGTTAAAAATAAATCATTTGGGGACTTTAATAAGATTTTCAAATTAATGCTTGGTCACCTTTGTGTTGGTACTGGAATACCATCACACGGAAAATCAAATTTTACTGAATGGTTAGTTTTGAATTATCTTTTAGAAAACGATTTAAAAGCAAGTTTTTTCAGTCCGGAACATCAACCGATGGAATTGCATATGAGTAGTTTTTGCCAAAAAATTATAGGTAAAAATTATTTTTATGGTACAAATGAAAACCCAAAATGTTCTAAAGATGAGGTTTTGCAGTTTATTAATTGGTCCAACGAAAAATTATATTTGACTTCGCCAGATGCAGGTGATTTTGCAAATTGGGACTGGTTAATGGATAAATTTAAAGAGCAACTTTTTAATTTCGGAATAAATATTTTCGTAATTGATGCTTATAATAAAGTGGAACATACAGGAAACAGAACCGAAAGGGAAAATATATCAAAAGTACTTTCACGTTTGGCATCGTTTGCTCAACAAAATAACGTTTTGATTATTTTGGTAGCGCACCCGACCAAAATGAAAAAAGAAAACGGAATTTACGAAAAACCTACCTTATACGATGTATCTGGTAGTGCTGACTTCAGAAACCAAACGCACGATGGTTTTTGTGTCTATCGATATTTCGGAGACGATGGTTATACCACTTTTACGAATTTAAAAATAAAATATATCTTTCAGGGAGAAATAGGAAAAACAGTAGATTTCAATTATCATATACAATCTGGAAGATACTACGTGAATCAACCACAAACAAATAATTTGCTAGAAAATAGCGAAATTTTAGAACTTAAAGAACGTTTAGTTTATGGGAGTTTGACTGATGCTTTTGGCGATATTTACAGCGATTCCGACGAAATTTTATTTTAAAAAAAAACCATGAAAAAAATAACAATTACAACAGACGTACACAACGGACAAATAAAAAGAAACCGTAATTTAGTAAGCGAAGCAATACAAAGCTTTGAGGGAAAAACAATTAATATCACAATTGAAAGGCAAACTAAAAAAAGGAGTAACAGTCAAAACGCATATTATCACGGGGTTTTAATTCCAATTTTGAAAAACTGCATAAAAGACAGTTGGGGAGAGGTATGGAGTTCAGAAAGATGCCACGAATTTTGCAAAATGCAGTTTAATTTTTACGAAAAAATCAACGAAGACACGGGCGAAATAATACGTTTGCCAAAATCAACAACCGAAAATACAACAACGGCTCAGGAGGAGTTTCACCACGAAATTAGAAGTTTTATAAAAGAATGGTTTAACGTGGATTGTCCTCTTCCAAATCAAGAAATTTTATTAAACTTTAACGAATAATCTTAAAAAAATATGAATTACGAAAAACAAATCGACATCCAACAAAAAGCAAATAAAATAATAAAACTTTTCATTGATAATAAAATACCGCTATTCCAACAGCTTGAAATTTTAAAATTAGCAAGGAAAAAAATTGAATTTTGCAGAAAAACTGGAGCAGAAATTAAACAAAAAACACTTGATTTATGAAGAAATTATACATAGGAATCGATCCAGATACAGAAAAAAACGGTGTTGCATATTGGTACACCGAAACAAAAAAATTAGAACTTGAAAACCTTACTTTTTTTGAGTTGTTCGATGCCCTGAAGAATTTGAAAATAAGAAATCAAATAACAGTAATTATAGACGCAGGATGGCTGAACAAAACAAACTTTCACGTTTTAGGCACAAATAAGCGTGTTAATGGAAAGATAGGAGAGCGGGTCGGAGCAAATCACGAAACAGGAAAAAAGATAGCTGAAATGTGCGTTTATTTAGGAATTGAATTTAGGCTAAATAAACCAAACTATAAAAAAGTAGATAAAGAAACATTTGCAAAATTAACAAGATATACAGGACGAACAAATCAAGACACCCGAGATGCTGGAATGTTGGTTTATTTGTTAACTTAAAAAATATTTAAAATATTTTTGATAAATGTTTGCAGGAATCAAAGTAATTTTATATATTTGCTATCGGAAATTAAAACAACAGCAAAATGGAATACACAGCAAAACAAATCGAAAACGCAAAAGCAAACTACAACGCAATGTTAGTAATCAGAACCGTTGAAAGCTACGAACCACAATATATTGGTTGGAATACTGCTGAACAACGTTGCGAATTTCACAACAACATTGTTACTTCTATTTTGGCAGGAAACAAAGAATTAGAAAAAGAATGGAAATTATTTTTTTTAAAAGAAGAAGCGAAAGCAGACCAAAAACAAGCTGAAAGCAAAGCAAAATTAGCAGCCAACAAAGAAGCATCTGCTGTCATTTTAGCTCCAATAAAATCAGCTAAGAAATTGGTTGAATTTGGTAAGTGGTTAAATACTTCTGGCAACCAATTTCGTAAAGAACATTTTTCAAAAAAATACACACAAGCATCAGTTCAAGCATTTTTACAAACAATTTAAAATAAACAATATGACAACGCAAATCTCAAATCTTAGAAGCGGCACAAAAAACCAAATTTTAAACCCGCAAGTTGATTATTCAAAATTACCCCCTGCAAGTTCACACGTTGGGCATAGTGGCTCAAATCATAACGATGTTGAATATATATGGAAGCAGGTAACATCTGAACATCCTGAACAAATGAAAGTGCGTGTAAACGGCATTGAAATTGATTTAAAAGCTAATTGGAGCTCGACTAGAAAATCAGTTACTTATAACGGTTATCTTTCAAAGGAAGATTTAGAAGCTAAATTTTTTTTGAAAGCAACGAAAAACAAAAGCCTATCAATTTCTATTCAATTTGGGAACATCATTGTAGTTTCCAATGGAAAGAATAGCTTTACTCACATTTGCCCATCTTTAATTGAAATTTTATGATAAAAAATATAGACTTATCCAATGAAGCCGTTAAGGCTCTTTCAATTCAAGCGATTGAACACGGAACGAATTTTAAAAATTATGTCGAATCTAAACTCGAAAAAATATCTAAAATATTTTTGATAAAAGTTTGCAGTTATCAAAAAAAGACTTATATTTGTACTCAGATAACAACAACGAAGTTTTTATCACTAAAAAAAAGAAATTATGACAACATCAACATTTTACATCTGGAACACAAAAACTGACGAATCATTTGACACTAACGAAATGAGATTTTATTCTGCAAGTTGGGAAATTGAGTTAGAAGAAAAAAGTTATTTGGAAACGGTTATGGCTAACCATCCTGAAAAATTTGAAAATTGCATTATAGTTGACAAAAACGCTGAATAATGCCCTATTTCATTATTGACAAAGAATCGAGAGGGGGCAAACGTCCCTTCTCTGGTCGTAAAAAAGCAAAAAACAATTTAAAAAATTAAAAAAATGAATAGACAAATAAAATTTAGAGGATTCCATAAAAATTGGATTTTTGGAGGAATAAGAATATTTGAAGGAATAGCAATTATTTTTGATGAAAATTCTTCTGCAAATTCTTCTAATAAAGTTGAATTAAATTCTGTTGGACAGTTTACAGGTTATAAAGATAAAAACGGAATTGAAATATATGAAGATGACTTATGTCAATATCATCACAATTCAAGTAATTTTTTGATTTCTTATTATTTTAGAGTGGTTTTTCATAAAGGATCGTTTTACGCTTATTGGGAAGAAGAAATGATGAGTACATATAGAAATCATTGGGATTTACTTTCAAAAATTGATTTATCAAAAGTAAAAGTAGTCTCTAATGTTTTTCACGAATCACAGTTGTTTTAAATAAATAAAAAATGTCAAATTTTAAAAAAGAAACGAGAGGAGGAAAACGTGCTTTCTCAGGCCGCAAAAAAGCAGATTATCAAACTAAAACTATTGCATTTCGTGTTCGTCTCGAATTTGTCGAACCGATTAAAAAAATGGTAAAGGATTATGTTTCGGAGCGTTTGCAGGGTGACGCATAACGTTCCCTCGCTTGGCGAGGTTGCTGACTTCGGAAAAATAAATATCAATTTTAAACAAAATATTATGCGAAACGTAAATGTGAATGAACCACAAAGTCAGCAATCTTGCCAAACGAGTGTTAGTAATAGTTCTTTGGATAAATTGATTTCTAAACTTCCAGTAGTTTATGATTGGGTAAAAGAAAAATATGATTGGTTAAGATATTCGTAACAATCTCACGGCGTATTATTGTCGTCAGGTGGCGATAAAATAAAGACTAATTTTTAAATTTAAGACAGAACAATGAAAAAAGAAACAGACAATTCAGTTAAAAAACAAAACGACACTTGCGACAATAATGTTTTAGTAGGTGGCTTTTCCGAAGAAGATGAATTACAGGCAGTTTTTTTAATTCAGGCATTTTCAGAAATCACTTTTAATAAAAGAAGAAGAAAACTTCAAGAAATTACAGGTTTTATTGATGGAGGTTGTGGCTCTTACGAAGAATACAATGAATGTGGTGTTTGGAGAATAATTGTTACAGGATATTTCAATGATTTGGAAGAATTGAAATTAGTAATAAAAAAAATGGAAAAATACAATTGGGCATATCTTTCGGACTCACATATTCTTTTTGAAGATAATTATTTATTTTCTTCAGGAGAATGGCTTGTGTAACAAAACCATTTAAAAATTAACCCAACTATTGTATAGCGAATATTAGCAGTAGTTATAATACTAATACGTTTGGTAAGCTGGAAGATAACGTTCGAGTGCTTGCCGTTCGGTGGCAATTTCAATACCGAAGCTAACAAAATAGTAACAAACATTAAATAAGCCGAAATATTTCGGACACAACCCAAGCCTGCCACTGACGGCAAACACTTGTTAGCGGTTCGGTTTTTACACGGTTTAACTTCTTCGCCGTTTCAAATTGGAAGTAATAAAAATTAAATATTATGTCAGAAATTAAAGAATCAAAAGATTTTATTAGAGGTGTTTTTCAAAAAGCAAAAAATCAATCTAATAAAAAGTTAGTTGTAATTTATGTTACAAAAGAGCAAAAAGAAATTCACAGAGATTGGAATCCTGTTTATATTCCTGTTGAAACAAATCTAATTACGTTTAAAAATATTGACGCTTCTAATATTTTTGGAGATTTAAAAGAAACATTATTCTATGTTGCCAATGTAGAGTATCAAGTTCCTTCCGTTGTTATTATTACGTTGCTTGGTCAAACTGACCGCTAACGTTTCTCGGCTTGAAGCAGTGGCAAACTTCGGAAACGTAAATTTTCCGTTACTACTGAATTTCTTTCGAAAGATAAACGTGATTAAACCACATATTTTGCCATTGCTTTCAAACCGATGTTAGCGCTAGTTGTGGGTTGTTAAAAATAATTCACTTTTTATTTGTTTATTACGTCTATTATACGTTACTTTGTCGTATAATATTAAAACATAGAAATTATGTATAAAGTACAATTGTTAGCAAAAGGAGATTATGAAATCAAAAGTCTTGAAGATAAAAGTATGCTTCAAGCCGTTAATGTTTTTGATGTTTGGTTAAAAGAAGACGCTTTTGATGGGGAAGTATTGTTATTGTGGGATAACGATAATTTGATTAAAGAGATTAATGTTAGAAAAAAATCAGATTGGAGGCACGGAGAAACATATAAAGACATTGATGAAGAGTTTTTTAAAAAAGATATAAGAAAATGGAAAAAGAAAATAGCAAGTTGTTAAGGATAGAAATGCAATTAACGGAAGAGGAAGTCGCAATTATAGAACAGATTGCAAAGGAAGAAAGCCGTTCCCGTAAAAAACAATGTGAGGTTTACATTCGTAAGATGATTTCCGATTATAAACGTAAACGTAGCAATTAGTGCTAACGTTCAAGCATTGCCGAAGTTGGGGATTTTGAAAACCAAATGTTCAATTTAGCAATAAAGTTTAATAGTAGTATAAAAGTTCAATTAACCACATCTGCCCCAATTTTGGCAATGCAATGTTAGCAGTAGCCTTTTTTCGGTCGGCGTATAAAACAAATAATAAAATGAAAAATGTAGATTTTCTAAAAGAAGTTTTAATGTCAGATGCAGAATACTGGATTGTGGCAAAAGAAGTAAAGGTAAATAGAGGATTTCGTCCAGAAAGAGAAAAAGACCATATAATGTTTATTGCAATACCTAAAGATATAAAAAGAGGTTTGAAATACGAAGAAATTACTTTACAAGAACTTGAAAAACTTAATAGAAGTTATTGCGAACAAAACATTTATATAAATACTGATTATCCTCCATTTCAGCTTTATGGTAAATTTTCAGATATTTATACAGGATTTCCAGTAACTCACAAAATAAGGCAATTTATGTTAGATGCTTTGGCTTTAGGGTCAGATGAAATTTGGAAATATAAAGAGTTAATTCAAGTTCCTGATGCTGTCGAGGTGTCTGCATAAGGTTACTGCTAACGTTAAAGCATATACGCAGTTACGGATTAAGTAAATCCTAATCATCTAATTAAACAACAATAAAACCAAGTACAAACAAATACTATAAATCAAGACTATTGCCGTAATTGCTTATATGCAGTGTTAGCAGTAGTTATTTTAAACACAAACTAAATGGAAAAGAAATTTATAATTTACAATTTTATGACAAAATCATTCTATTGTGGGAATTACGGAACTATACTTGAATGGAGTATAGATTTTTATAATGCAGAATTTTATTCTGATAAAGAAGATGCTGAAAGATACATTTCAACTCTTTCTGATGGATTGTATCAAATTATCGAGGTCTATCGCCCATAATTACTGGTAACGGTTCTCGGCTTTGCGATGGTGGGGAAATCGAAGCCGAAATTTTCAGCCCACCACTAAACTTAAATAGAAGTACAAATGATTGATATAGCACTAAAGCCCCACTATTGCAAAACCGATGTTAGCGGAAGTCCTTCATCGGAATTGTTCAATATGGATTGTATTGCAGGAATGAAACATTATCCTGATAAATATTTTGATTTAGCAATAGTTGACCCTCCTTATGGATTAGGTTCAAAATTGGCTCACGCTGGCAATGGTAAAAATTCACAGTCTAAATTTACGGATGATTTTAAATTGAAAAATTGGGATAATCAAATACCACATTATGAATATTTTATTGAATTGTTTAGGGTATCTAAAAATCAAATCATTTGGGGCGGAAACTATTTTTTAGACCATTTACCATCAACTCGTGGATTTATAACTTGGGATAAAATGGTTTTCATTCCTACAATGTCAAGAATAGAGATGGCGTGGACTTCATTTGATAAACTACCATTGCTAGTTCAAATAAATAACAATGATGCAAATAGAATACATTTAACGCAGAAGCCGATTAAGTTATATGATAGATGTATTGATTACGCAAAATTAGAAGCAGGAAGCAAAATTTTAGATACTCATTTAGGTTCTGGTTCAAGTAGAATATCGGCATATTTCAATAAAATGAATTTTGTCGGTTTTGAGGTAGATACTGAATATTGTGAAATGTCAAACAAAAGATTTAATAATGATGTCGCTCAGATGCGGTTGTTTTAGGATTACCGCTAACGGTTTGCGGCTTGGCGAAGGCTGCCTAACGGAAAGTTCAAAGTTCACAGAATGTTTAATGGCAGCTTTTGCCAAACCGCTGTTATGTGCTGGGCGGTTTATCAGCACTAAATTTAATTTAAGAAGAATGTCAGTAGAAGAATTAATTAGAGCATTAGAAAAAATGCCAAAAGACAAAATAGTAGTTGTAACCGAACCTGATGGAATTGGTTGGGATAACATTGGACAAGTGATTGAAGATGGTAGCACGGTTAAAATCACAATGGATGGAAATCATCCTTTTGAAGACTAATGTATAACCTTGCACATAACGTTCCGCAGCTACACGAGGTGCAAGGCTTCGTGACTGCATATTTTCTATTTAAGATAAAAGTTCAATGCGAAACGGCAATTCCACTAAATCCTTGCATCTTGTGTAACTGCTGTTGGCAGACGGTTTTATTATTCGGTTTAACTTTCACACCGATTTTAAGTGAAAGTAAATTTAAAACTATTTATTATGTCTTTTAAAAAACTTATTATTTTAGATTTTGTGTTTTCACTGGTATCTTTAGCGCTTGCTTTTTTAATTTTTTATCTTTTTGATTTGTAAAAAACAACATACCAGACCAAAAAAGTATTCTAAAAATTGTTGATATGATACCAATTCTAATTAATTCTTTAAAGCACAATTTTAATTCATATGAAATATATGTTAGAAATGAAACCCAGAATAAAGCTATAATTCCTAATACCGCTATTAATTTTTCATATTGAAATCCTTTTATTTCATTTGGGTAGTTTGTCGTAAATATCATAAACAAAACTAAAGGTACTATATTTAGCAATAACCAGCAAACTGTTAAAGATAAACACACGCCTATTATTTCTAATGAACTTTTTTTTAAAATATTTTCTTTAAATAAATATAATTGCAAAAAACATATGAATGTAATTCCTATAATTGATAATAATGCGTTTTTTTGTTTTGATTCTATTTCAAATATATCTTTTATCATAAAGTTAATATTTAATTTTTTTATTTACCACGTTTTTTTCTAAACTGTCTGCCAACTAGCAGATATACGCACCCTAAAATCAACTATTTAAAAAACAGAACGTTAAGAAAAAAATAATGTTAACGAAATCTTAAAAAATAAAAATTTGAAAAATTACATCCAAATAAAAAAAAAAAAAAAAAAACAATGGAACTTAAAGATTTTAAACAACACATTGAAAGTTTTCCAAACGGAACAAAATTTGAATTTGGTATCTCTCAACCTTTTTCTTGGAGAGGTGTATATGCCGAAGTAGCATTTGAAATGCTTGAAAAACCAATGACAAAAGAAGAAATTCTAGCAAATATCGAACTTGCTTACACAGAAACTTTTTACGGATATAAAGGTGGAGAATACAGATACAATGACCATACAGATATTCATTTTGAAACTGATTGCGGTAGTTGGACTGCCGGTGGTTATGTTTCTCGTTGGATTGCTAAAATTGAAGAAAAAGAAGAGTACCAAAGTCAAGAGGATAGACTTGTTAAGTTAGCGTTCGCCTAAAATGGCTTATAACGTTTTCGGGCTTGGCGAAGGGCAGGAATTAGAAAACGAAATTATCAATTAAAAATAAAATTATGTTAGAAAACGAAAACATCAATAAACCACAGAACCCCGCCTTTTTGGTAGGTGCTGTTATAAGCCGTACTTATCATTTCATGGATTGGGTAGATGGGAAACACGTTGATGAAATGATAAAGGCAGTTAATAGAGAAACCGCTATTAAGCAAATGAAAGTTAAATACCCAAACCACGATTTTGCTTATGTGTGTGAGTTGTCTTAGTATGGCTTATAACGTTTTCGGGCTTGGCGAAGTGGCGGATTAGAAAGCACAAAAGCTGAATAAACCACGAAAGTTTCAAAAAAGCACCAAAGTTCAAATATAGCACTATCGCCACCATTTTGGCAAACCCTTGTTAGCGGTAGTACTTTTTTAATCATAGGGTTTGTCAAACTAAATAATTTAAAAATGGCAACAATAATTAATGCAGGTTCTGAAAATAAAGGAGGAACTTTTGAACAGGCAAAAATAAATGCAGAAAAATGGTTAAACAATATTCACGAAGAAGGATTTTTAGAAGTAGAAATGACTTTTGTTCAACAACATAAAGATGGTGATTTCCAATTTGATTTTAAACATACGGTTACTCAAAAAACTGTTTCGTTGGAAATTCACGGATTTACGGAAGAAGAGTGTCAAAAGTTTAGATTTAATCCACGAGTATATTGGAATGGATCGTCAACTGCTGACCCAAAAATAGAAGACTGGTTAAACGAAGGCTTTAAATATCGTGTCGAGTATTACAGGTCGTAGTATTACCGCTAACGTCCGCCCAGCTTTGCGAAGGCAGGGATTAGGATTCCAAATGTTGAATATTCGCACAATGCCAAATAGTAGTACTGGTGTTGAGTTTACCACTACTGCCCTGCTTTTGCAAAACTGGCTGTTATATGCCGTTTTTGTTTGCAGTCAAATTTTTAACTTTTAAATAATAAGAATAAAATGAGTAAAGCAATTAAAGAACATTTAAAACAAATATCCGCACAAGAATTAAAAAAATTTAGGAGCGAAATATATACTGTTTATGCTTCAAGTTCAAGATTAGTAACTAAAATGGGTGTCGTAAAGTTAGGCATAAACGGGGAAGGAAAATATGTAGTTATCCAAAGAGTAGAAGAAACCGATTTAATCCACGATTTTAAAAACCCATTGTACGCAATAAAATTTTATCAAAAGTTGGTGTCTTCTTAAAATGGCATATAACGTTTTCGGGCTTGGCGAAGTGGCTGAACCCGAAGCTAAATAGAATTACTAAACTTTAAAATTAAAAACGAATGATTGATAGAATTACTGAACAGCCATTTTGCCAAACACGTGTTACAGGCAGTACGGGTTTAAATGTACTATCACTTTTCGACGGTATGTCTTGTGGTCAATTAGCCTTACAAAAGGCAGGAATAAAAGTTAATCAATACTTTGCAAGTGAAATAAAACCACACGCAATAAAAGTAACTCAACATAATTTTCCTAATACAATACAATTAGGTAGCGTATTAGATGTAGAAGCAAGTGATTTGCCTAAAATTGATTTAATGATAGGTGGAAGCCCTTGTCAAGATTTTAGTTCAGCTAATAAAGAAAAATTAGGATTACAAGGCGAAAAATCAGGATTGTTTTATGAGTATTTAAGACTTTTAAAAGAATGTCAGCCAAAATACTTTTTACTTGAAAATGTGGCAATGGATGATTATAGCTATGCAGCAATAAGTGAAATGCTTGGAACTTATCCAACAAACATAAATAGTGAGCTTGTATCAGGGCAATTAAGACAAAGAAGCTATTGGACTAATATAGGTCCAGAAAGTTTTGATTTATTTGGTAATAGATATTCAATGATACCACAACCGAGAAACAAAAAAATAAAGTTTCAAGATTTATTAGAGAATGGATATACAGATAGATTAAAAGCAAGGTGCTTACTTGAAAGTGAAAGTAGAAATCCGGGTAGTACATTTTCATCATTAAGAAGATATATGATACAAGGATTTATAAATGTAATTTTCAAGGATAAAGAAACTTACGAAAAGTATTCTAAAATGACCGAAGATGAAATGAAAGCAAATTTTGTTGATGGCGATATTAGAAAACTAAACCAAACAGAAATGGAACGATTACAAACAGTACCCAATGGATATACAAGTATTCTAAAAAGAAATGAAGCAGCTTGCTTATTGGGCGATGGTTGGACAGTTGATACTATTGCACATATTTTTTCATTCATAGAAGTAGAATGTTTAAATTATGCACATTCGTAGTATTGCCTGTAACGTTAAACGGCTTTGCGATGGTGGGGAAATCGAAGCCGAAAAGTTTAATTTATTACTAATGTTTAATCAAGGTACAAATGTTTGTTTTAGCACTAAAGCCCCACTATTGCAAAACCGATGTTAC